AGCTTGCATATGTGCTATTGCATAATGCCCTTCAGGTATATTAATGTCATTAATAGGCAATTCACCTAAATCTTTCTGCATAAAGGTGATTTGTCTTTTAAGGATATCATAGTATGAAAAAGAATAAGAGTGCTGACCTCTATATAAATTAAGCTCAGCTAACTCTTTTAACTTTTCAGTACTAAAACTGCCAAATATACTGCACATTAATAGCTTACACCACCGTTAATAAGAAACCTATCCCAATCAACAGTTCTACCTGGTTGGTATTGAATAGGGTCTCTCATATTTGCTTTAATAAAATTTTGAAGACGTTCAGAGCATGATGGGCAAATACCGCATGAACGACCTTGTTCATCTGGATCATAGCAGGTAAGAGTATATTCTAAACGAACATTACCAAGTTCTTTAGCTATCATAAGTTCATCATACTTAGAAAGAAGACTAAAAGGCGCTTCTAGTTTAACTTTATGAGTACGATTTTGATCTGCTACTGCATTCATACTATCTACAAACTTCTGAGTAGTATCCCAATAACCATATTCATCATGTACTTGTAATCCAGTAAATACATGACTTGCTTTATTAGCTTCTGCAAACGAGAATGCTAACGAATTAAGAATCATATTACGGAAGGGTACGTATGTCTTAGGTTGAGGATCTCCAAGCACATCCTTAATAGTAGGCATATTAACATCACTACCACCAATGTTAGCAGAGACGTTCTTAACAATATCACCTAGGATGCTTAGATCAAGAACCTTATGTGCTACGCCAAGATACTCACATGTCTTAGCTGCCATTTCAAGTTCTACTTTTTGCTTCTGTCCGTAGTTATATGAAAGTGCAAAGACTCTATTTGCACCATACTTACGTACAAGAATATAAGTCATAATAGTAGAGTCGAGCCCTCCGGAGAGAACTGATACAACATTATGTTTAGTATCCGGAACGTGGTCCAAGGCTTTTTGCAAATTCATACTGAATCTCTTCTTCTAAATACCAAAGTGCTTTTTGCAAGTCTTCAAGACGCTTATTAGGATCTTTCTTACCTGCACGTGAAATATATTTTACTGTATTACCTAGACTAAATCCAAGGTCCCAAGCGCGAATAACCTTAATTGCTTCATAAGGATTATCAGCACCACCATAATGATCTGGATGATCTACTGTTTCTTGATTGACGTCGTACTGAGTAGATATATAAGCAGGTTCTTGCATTGTAAAGCTAACATTATCTACACTAATAGAAGATCCTACTGCACCGAACGGTTCTGTTGAACCCATAGTAGCTAAAAACGGCTCTTCTGCTGCACTCTTTTCAAACATATTACTCTTACTAGCTTTTGTCATTATTGCCTCAAAGTTTTAATATTATTAATTGATGAATTATAAAGCATAGAAGCATGTTTCATAACTACCTCTTTATTAGTAGCGCGAGCTGGATTAATATCTATACCGCCTCTACGTGTATAAAGACAAGCTACAAACAACTCTTCTGGATTAAGTAGATCATATAATCTCTTATAAATGCATTCACAAATTTCTTCGTGAAAGTGATTTTCTTTACGCATAGATACTAAGTATTGGAGTAAAGATTCTGAAGTAATTGTATTATCGCCTTTAATAGAAATAAAAACATCACCCCAGTCGGGTTGATTGGTTACTCTACAATTAGAGCGAAGTACAGATGACTTCCATTTAAATTCTACCGATGAATTATTAGTTGGTATAACTTGAAGAATCTTAGGATCTTCATTATAATGATCAAACGTCATATTTTCAATGTCATTAACATATTCAAGCTTAACAAATGCTGACTTATATGGCTCATTGATAGGTTCATATGAAGGGCTTTGATCATCACAAAATGAAACATTCAAATCATTTTCATCAGCTAATCCAAGAACCTCTACAAGATCTTTACGGATAGTTGCAACTGCGTTTTCAGTCACCTCTTTAACACTTTTACCAAGCCTTGCCATATTATAAGAGTTCATATAAAGCTTGAGAGACTTTGACTCTACAATATTCTTAGAGCTGCTAGAATATACACAACGAATTACCCCGCATACAGGAAATCCATTATCAGTTAATGCAGAAAACTCATAGCAATTCCAAGTATCAAAACCTTCAAAAGGAAGGTTGTTTTCATCAATTGCATACTGAATGCGATTAAGATAACGAGGAACGCCTACTAAAAGACTAGGGTCAATATTATCTGGTGTAACATAAGGCTTAACTACCGAACCGTCGCCAGCTTTACCTAAATGCTTTGATGCAATATCCTCAATTTTTACCATTCTTCTTTTCCTCGTATGCAATAGCAAATTCTAAAAATCTAACTGCTTTCTTAAGATCTTGAAGTACAGGATCTTTATTACCTGCTCTCCAGATATACTTAAAAGCTTGAAATCTATTATAATCTGTAAACGTATCGTTCTTTGTACCTTTACAAAGATCTTCAATAACATCGATACAGCTATACAATGCATTACCTGCTTTATAATGATCAGGTTTAATTGCGTCAGACATTATTTACTCCTAGCTCTCTCTCAAAATGAGTTGAAAGAAAGTTTTTCCATGATCTAAATGAAGTTTCTCTAATTGTATTATAGAGCTCTTCTTTAGAAGTGCAAGTGTTTTCGCAAAAGACTTTACTTACAATCTCACCACCATCAAGCTCTTCAGTAACTTTATGCACAACTGAACCAATAAACTCATATTTACCTAGATCATTCCACACTCGCTCTTGAGGATCTTTACCTTTAAGTTCAGGATAAAGATTGATAGCGCCTGGATGCCCGTTATATACATCATGCATTTCACATGCTTCTGGAGGCAATATTCTCATATACCCATGTAGAGTAACAAACTGCCTTTTATACATATGCTTAAACCCGGCGTGAATAGCGCTAGGTGACATCATTGTCACAATATCTTCTGGAATATTATGACGCCAATCATCCGAGTTAAAATTATTAGTAATTACAGATGTAGGCCATATATCAAAATGATCGCAGATCCTTTTGAGCTCGCTACCAGTATTACTAAAGAGCGCAATCCAAGGTTTCACTTACAAAACTTTCTAAACTGTTCAATATTACCTTTAATAAATTCTAGTTGAGTATCAGTAACACTCTCAGTCATATAATCAATAAGTTTAGTAGAAATCTTTTCATCTAAACCATTAGGTTTATACGCTATACCATTTAATCCATGTACAATAGGATTAGAAGTATCTACAGAGTCAATCCACTTATAATCTTTATAAGCTAAAAACTCTTGAGGTAATGCGCACCCAAGAAGGTGATGGGGTTTATTAGTATTGATAATACCATCATTAAGCAAATCTTTCAATAGCTTTTGACGGCCAAGCATCCAAGCATAATACTTATTATCAGGCTTTAAATATTCTGTTGACTTAATATAATAAGAAAAATCAAATGATATAGCAACCTTATCTACAAAAGGTTCAACCCCCTGATAACACTCTACAATTTCATCGTAGGTAGTACCTTGAATAGCTCCAATAGACTTAATAGGCTTTGGAATATCAAACTTTGAAAACCACTTATTAAGACTATTAAGAGTACCATTTGTATCTTCTAATACATCAGGCACAATATACCAAGTAGGGCTTAAAGTTAAAATCCAATTATGATATGAATCACCGTCAAATGCATATCCCAATTCAAAAATAGAATTATCTAAAATAACTTCACGTCCGTTAATAACTGCATCTTTAAACATGCGATAGTAAAACATATTAGATTCAAATAAGTGAACAAGCGCATAATCATAATCAGTCATGCGCTGTACTTGAGGAAAAATGCTTATTGGTGCTTCATGTGCTATCTTCATTGCAATCTCTCAATCATTTTATTATCTTTATGTACCCAAAGTAGTACTGAATTATTTTTTGTTACTTTAAATCGATGCGCATTATCTGCTGCATACTGAATCATCTCTTCACGTAGATATCTGTATATCTCTTCTTTTTCTAAATCTACACCGTAAATCTCTTCTGCAGTAGAAGTATAAAGCCACCCTGGTTTACCTTTTGATGTAGCAATTTCTACTGCAAGAAAATCTTTGTATGCATTAGTCTTAACATCCATTGTAGTACCTTCTACAATGAAGTCAATCTTTTTATTAACTTGACTGTCAATATCAGTCTTATGCTCGTAATTGATATTACTTTCTTCTAGATAATGTTTGACAAGTTCTTCACCTGCATCACCTTTAGCTCCTGCAGCACCATGTCTACCTTCAGCATTCTTATACCACGTCATATTACTTTACCTTAAGTCCGTAACCAGAAAAAGCAAAATTTGTAGCAAAGGTGTCAAGCTTTTTACCTGAAAGAGTTTGAATATCTCTAAGCGCCTTTACTTTAGTTTCTGTCTTAGCATGGGAAATTGCGAGAAGCTCTTTAAAAGCTTCTCGCTTCTTTTCTGTAGTTTCTGCTTTCCATACCTGTTGTACATATTTGTCAAGATTAATCATAGGTGTAAATCTCCATTTATTAGCCTATAATTATTATAATAATATCAACAGGTTAAGAAATCAACTGTTATTTTTTATCAATGATTTCAATTAGTTACAAGAATAGCGACTTGTTTGTAACTTAATATTACTATAGAACTCGTTCTTTACTGAAGGATCAGTAAGGAAGTCACCCATAAGCACAGCTGTTTGCGTAAGTGAGTTAGACGCGCTAATACCTCTGTTCTCACAGCACCCATGAGTTGCTTCAATATACACACCTACATCTTTTGACTGTGTAGCAGAGCTAATTGCCTTTGCTATGTCTCCGCAAAGTTCTTCCTGTAGCGTTCCACGTCGCGCACAATGCTGCGCAATACGAATGTACTTACTGAGACCAATAACATGGGTATTAGGTATGACACCAATATATGCTGTACCAGTAACAGGTTGATGGTGATGACTACACATAGACTTAAGTTCAGCCCTAACAACCAACATACCTTTATAAGGGTCTGTCCCATGAGAGCCATCATTTGGAAATGAGGTAACGTCTGGTTCATCATGATATCTACCTCTCATAATCTCATTAATATACATCTTAGCGAGACGCTTAGCTGTACCTTTAGAGTTTGGATCATTATCAACGTCAATTAACAGTGAACGAAGCACACCATCGAATTTAGTTGCTACTTCGTCAATAAGCTGCTGACGAGTATTATCGTCCAAAAATTTGCTAATGTTATCATTGGCATAATAGCGATGATTGGCATCTTGTAACCTTTGCTTAATTTTATTAGATGCAGAGATTGGTTTACTTACCTGACCTACTACAAAGCCAGACTCATCATATATCACATCAAAATCATTATCAGTCATTAAATAGATCCTCATGCCATTCACGGTGGCCTTCACGGTAGGCCATATTAGAAACTGTTTCGCGAACTTCTACTCTAAAACACCATAGACGTTCTGCTTCACCTGGACCCCACATATCAGGTATATAAACCCCGTTTACATACTTATAAAGCATATCAGCTAAACCTTCACAGCCTAGCTTAGGTAGTACTGTTAGTTTAGCTAAGTTTTTACTTTCAAGCAATTTATATGTTTCAAATTCTGGATCATCTTGCGCAACGAGTAAAGTGTGATCAAATTGATCTTCTAGTACTTTCTTAAGTTCCTTAAGACCACCATAATCTGCACACCAATTACGAGCATCAAGATGATCTGTTCCAAAATAAAATTTCATTGAAAAAGCATAGCCGTGAATTAAATTACAATGACTGTCTGCACGCCACTGTCTGTATGCACATGGAAATGCGTTATGATATTCTTTAGTGCTAACGTATTTGTAAAATCTGCCTTTTGGCATAACTATATCTGCTGTATTATTACTCATTATGTGCCCCATGCATTTTTCCAGAGTTGAACTTGTAGACGTGGACTATATCTCCACCCATGTTTCATAGCTAAATCTGCAACCCACTTTTCATTATTATCATAATGTTTTGTAGTTCCACCTGCAGGCATAAGGTAAATAGGCACTTGTGTCATATCGATAACTTTACTATACTCATCAATAGCTTTGATGACATCATTATAATCGTCTTCGTTTGACACGACCCATTTAAAGTAAGTTAGATCACCATTACGAACATATTTGTTAACAATTTCAGGCTTAATTGCTTCTTCCCATTTTTCTCCAGAAGAAGGTAATTTAGATGATACACTATAAGTAACATTAAAGTGTTTAAGAACACCTTGCAATTGATCTGTTAACTCTTGCGTACCATTAGTTTCAAAAGTAATGTATCCGAGATCCATGTCTCGGTTAATAATTTCTTGCAACAAAGCAGGATATGATCTTTGCCATCCAAGCAAAGGCTCACCACCAGTAAGAATAAGATGAGTATGTCCAAACTTACCGCCTGGGAGTATTTGCTGCATTCTATCAACAATAGCTTCAACTGTAAGCATTGGTGATAGATGCTTAAAACGAGCATCCCAAGACGCGTATGAATCACATCCAGTATGTACTAGAGGTAAATTATCATACTTTTCATATTTTGCTGGATCTATCGATAAACGCTCTTCAGAGAGCTCACCACGAGGCATTGAGAACCCCTGGCACATAAAATTACATCCAAACACTCTAAGAAAGAGGCTTGGAGTTCCAAGATACTGCCCCTCACCTTGAAGTGAATAGAACAGTTCTGCTATTTTAATCTTTGACATTATTACTCCTAGTTTTGTTTAATCAGTGGAAGGGCACTGATAAATTATTTATCATCATTTAACGCTTCGTTGATTGCTTTAGATAAAATATTATTGATAGCTTTATTAATCAAGACAGTAGTTTCTTCGGATAAATCTTCCGCTTTAAGTCTCTTAATGCCATCTTTTGTATTTTCATATACAATAACATCAACCCACATCCCACCATCTTCTGTTTCATGAACAAAATCTCCTGGAGGGATTTCAATAAAATACTGGTCATTAATTTTGAACCCTATAGGTTCGTTAGCGCTGGGCTGCTCTTCTGTTGTCATTTTTAAGTTTCCTAAATGCTTGTTCTTTATGATAAAGGTTAGCTCTATTAAAAAATGCTATACCGTTAAGGTGATCTAGTTCGTGCTGAAATACTCTTGCTGTAAGACCTACAAATGGTTTAGTTGTAGTAACTCCAGATGGTACTTGAAAACGAGTTCTAATCTCTACTGGACGTCTAATCTTAATTAGTAAATTGGGGTAAGATAAGCAACCTTCAACCATAATAGTTTCATCATCACTATGGGATACTATTTTAGGATTAAAACATACAATATTAGGATTGCCTTTAATAACAAACACTTTATATGGAATACCTAGCTGGTTAGCGGATAATCCAAGCCCGTTATGCTCATTCACTTTACGGATTAACGTTAAAGATAGTTCGTTAGGATCCATAGGTGGATTTTCAAAATCAAAATATTGAGTCTCAGTAGTTAATACTGGATCAGGAAATTTAATTATATTCATAATATCTCACAAAATTAATTCAGTAGAGCCATCATAGCTTCCTACAATACCTTTTACAAAGCTATTAAATGCTAGACTAACTCTAGTATTATTGCCAGTCTTTGTTCCTACGCTGTGTGAAATATCTGACGGAAATATTACAATATCTCCTGTCTTTACAGGTATTGACCAAGACGTACAGTTAAATGGATTATGTTCTTTAGTAACCGGATTAATTAGTTTATAAGGCTCATTATGAAAATAAATCTTATCATGTTCTTTATCTGCATTAATATAAACTACCCCTGATAACCAACTATTAGGATGAGTGTGTCTGTGGTGATCTTGACCTTCAGTAGTATAATTAACCCAAGATTGAGTAATATATGGTTCTAACTCATTTTCTGGGTTATAAATTTTATCT